TGCCACGCCTTGTCACCGAGGTAGCTGACGCCGTACTGCTCGGCGGTTAGCTGCATGCCCGGCACGCCTGGATACTGCCAGTACGCACCGTTCGCCGTGATCTCTGCGTTGATCTCGGCGTGCAGCACCGTGTCGTCGTCGGTGCCGAACACCTTGTACGACTTCGTGTACGACGAGGTCGCCTTCTTGCCCTTGCGGACAATCGTCGCCTGCCGTGAGTCGCCGTCTTCGATCCAAGTGAGTGGCATTAGGCTGCTACCTGTCCTTCGCCTGGAGCGTTCTTGGTGTTCTTGTCGATGCTCTCAAGTGCCTTCAACTGTCGTTCAGCGAGCGACGATCCAAAGCCCATGCCGCGAAGGTTTACGCTTGAGAACGTGCCTGCCACTTCGCTCTTGCTCATCGCAGAGTCTGAGCCGGCAGCACCGGCACCAGCCGTCGCAGCCTTCTCGGAAGACGACGCTGACGCAGAGGCGACATTGACCCGAGAGAACGCTGCGTAATAGGCGTCCAGCAGCTTTGACTCCACGTCGCCGCCGACGTTGCCACGCTCAATCAGTGCGTCAATGCTTGCGCCGATGTTCGTCAGGCCGTCCAGCGATGACGCAGACCCGAGAGCGTCCATCAGCTTGGCAGCTGTGGCGGCGTCCTTCCGCTTTTCGCTTGCGCCGGTCGTGGCGTCGGCCAGCCTGCCCTCTGCCGCCTGGGTCGCCGCACGACGGTCGTCTGCTCGTTGCTGGTTCGCTGCCTGCCGTGAGTCCTTCGTCGCCTGTGCGTCGTCTCGAATGGCTTGCTCTCGGTCTTGCCGGTCCTGCTCTCGCTCTGCGTTTTGTTCCGCAGCCTTTTCCGTGCGGCTCTCGATGCCTGGACGTTCCTGCCGTCGCTGCTCGGCACGGGCGGCGTTCTCATCCTTGATCGCCTGCACCCGCTCTTCCGTGTCCTTCGCACCCGTTATGAATCCCTGCACCCTCGTCCATGCGATTTGGATGCCAGCGACAAGGTTGTCAAACGTCGCCATCACGCCGTTGGCGATGTTGTCAAAGAATCCCATGATGAACGCGCCCATCGTGTTGAGCAGCGCAGCGGAGTCGGTGTAAATCTTGTCCCATGCGATGTAGATGCCTGACCCAATGTCGGTGAAAACGTCTTGAAACGCTGCCACCCACGGATCAACGTAGGACATCAACGCTTCAGTGCCACGCAGCCAGCCAGCGACAAGCCCGGCCCAGAGCACGTCCATCGCACCGGACAAGTCGCCGGCAGCGACGGCTTCGTAGACGCCGTTGAAGGTGGTCGTGGCTGTGGCGGCGAGGTCGCCTAGGACAACGATGCCGTCAGATACGGCAGTCGAGAAGCCGCCAGCAATCGCACTGCCCGCCTCGGACACGTATCCAGCCAAGCCAGAAAAGGCATTGGCAAGCTGCGGCCCAAATTGCTTGATTGCGATGCCAACGCCAATGGCAGCCGCTGACAACAAGAGTAGTGGCGCAACAGGGGCGAGCCACGCCGCAGTGACGCCAGCGGCAGAGGCAATAGAGCCAGACAACGCCACTCCTGCGGCAGCGAGATATGAGCCAATTGCCGTGACCGCTGCTCCCGCAAACGACAGGACTGCCGATGCCGCTGACAGCATCGACGCTCCGATCGTGTTTGCAAGTGCCAGAGTCGCAGGCATTGCAAGCGTGAAGCTTCGAGCGACACCGCTGGCACTGCCAATCAGCAGTGTGATTGGCGACACTGCCAGCATGGCCGCCTTGCCGAGGCCAGCGAACGCAAACGCCGTCACCTGGAGCGAGATGCCAAGGGCAGCCAGTGCAGCGCCAGCAGGAACTAGCAGCACGGCGAACTTCGCAAAACTCGCGACCGCCTCTTGGTTACTACTGGCAAAGTCCGTCAGTCCGTTAAGCAGCCCGTTGACGAACGGAACGACATTGGCGAGGGCTGGAGTCACAGCATCCGATACCGCTATAGACAGTCGCTGCAAACCAGCGAACACGCTCTGAGCAGAGCCAGCCAGGCCCGACATCACCATCTTGTACTTCTCGCCCACCGGCAGGGCGGAAGCCATCGCTTCCCGCATCGCCGTAAATCCATCCACGCCCTGAGAGGCGAGAATCGACGCCGCACGAATAGCGTCAGCACCGAAGATACGGCGGAAGATGTCGTCCTTCGCCGTCTGGTCAAGCCCGCCCATAGCCTGCGTGAGCGTGCCGATGATTTCCACCATCGGTTTCATCTGGCCGTCTGCACCACGGAACGAGGCGACAGACAGCCCGAGTTGGTCGAGAGCACCCACGGCATCGTCAGCCGGTGCCATCAGCCTCATCAGCATCGTCTTCACGCTGGTGCCTGCGTCGCTGCCCTTGACGCCAGCATTGGCTAGGATCGCCAGCGTTGCCGACAGATCCTCGATGCTCTGCCCCGCCAGCCCGGCGACCGCAGACGACATCGAGAACGCTTCCGACATCTGGGCAATCGACGTGCTGGACGCATCCGCCGCCGAGGACAACGCATTGGCGGCGACGTCCGATGACACCTTGAACACGTTCATGGCGTCCGACATCACCACAGCCGCCTGGGCAACGTCCATTTCGCCGACCTTGGCAAACTCTAGCGCCGTCTTGCCGACCCCACTTAAAACTTCTTCAAGCGGCACGCCAGCCTTTAGAAGCTCAAGCATCCCCTGAGCGGCTTCGGTCGGGCCGACGCCGAGGGCTTGCGACATCTGCATCGCAGAAGCACGCACCCGATCAATGTTGACGGCAGTCTCGTTTGTGCTCGCCCGAATGTTCAACAGCGTCGATTCAAACGCCGCACCCTGACGCACGGCAGCGGCGATAGGTGCCGCCATGCCGATGCCAGCCGCAGCCAGCTTGCCGCCGCCAGAAGCCAGCGAGCGGCCCATATTGCCGAGCGACTTATTGACCCGAGCCAGCGCCGAGAAAAATTTCCTGGGATCGGCACCGATCTCGACAAACACGCCGCCGGCTCTGACTGCTCCTGCGCTCATACGTGTTTCTGCCAGTCCTTGCCGAAGAGGCGTTTCAGGTCATCCGCCGTCGCCTGCCGTGGTTTCGCTTTCCTAGCGTACGGGTTGAACTTCCTTGGGTCGGCTCGTGCTGAGTTCTTGTCTCGGTTCAGATTCGCTTGCTGTGCCAGGATGTTCGCCGTGTGCCACCACTCGTGCTCTAGGCGGCTGTCACGAGCGGCGAAGAGTTGTCGGACGGTCCACTTGCCTGGATGGACTCCGAGGATTCCAGCGGCTTCCCAGATGGCGTCCCAGACGCTCCTGCGAGGCTCTCCACCGTCGCCTTCTCCAGACCCGCCTCCGCTCTGCCGAGCATCTCGTTGGCTACCTCGTCCATCTTGGCGGCCAACAGCCCGATCATCTTGCGGAGGCGCTGCGGGAAAAAATCGACGAGTTCCTGCTCTAGTGCTTTCGTCGCAGCGTCCAGCGAATCGCCACGAAGACCGTCAAGGAAATCCTCTTTGGACAGCCCCTTCGCTTCGACTTGCTTGGTCAGCAGTGCGTACAAGATCTCACCGATCTTTGCGTACTGGCTTCGGAGAACCTGGAACGTCTGCGAGATGTTCGCAGCGTCCACCATGTCGAACGGCACAGCCTTACGCTCGCCGCTCTCTTCGTCCACAACATCGACCGTGACGTTGTCACGGACACGCAGCGCCGACGCCACCGTCAACGCCACCTGCCACGGCCTGCCTTGGTCATCACGGAACTCACGCATCCCACTACCTCGCCAATCTAGGATCAGTCATCCGGCCTTCAAGCGTGAACGTCGCCACGCCATCAATCGGGTCTGTCTCCGAAATCCCCGTCATCACCGCCAAGAAGGAAAAGCCGGCGGCACCGCCCCATACGGTGAACGTCCCGCCCGTGTGCATCTTTTCAAACGCCGTGCCGAGGTCTGACACGTTGTTCAACTCAACGCTTACAGTGCAGTCGTAGCCAGTGTTGTAGGTGGCTGCGTACCTGCTGCCGTAGGGGTTAACGTCGATAGTGCGTGCCGACTCCGTCAGCGTCACGTTGCGAGCGCTGAAGATGTAGCCGCCATCGAGCACGATGGAACAGTCTTTCCCCAGCGTGATCGCCACTAGAACTCCTTAGCGGTCACGTTGTAGGTCACCGCACCGTCGATGCCGATGTTTTCCGACACGCTCATGATCGAGAACGAGCCAGCGGTGCCGGCTGCGGTCAGCGATGTGATAAGCCCGTCGGGGTCGTGGCACTCGATCTCCCACGTCTTCGTCACGAATCCCGCACGGCTCACCCTGCGGCCAGGAGCACCGGCAGAGCCGCCGACGTTGGCGCGGTTGCTGATGTCAATCGTCTCGCACTCCTCGGTGAAGCTCGCCGAGATGATGCCTTCGCCAAACGGAGGAGCGGACGCTGCGTCTTTTCCGAGAGAAATTGCCATTGGTTCGTTTTCCTGTGAGAGTGATTAGGCGCTGACGGTACGCGAGCCGCTGACGGTGAAAGTGATAATGCCGTCGAGCGGCTGGCTCTGGGCAATGTTGGTGCAGATGTACGTGGCGTTGCCGGTCTGCGTGCCGCTGATAGTGAACGTGCCGCCGATGCTGACGCCTGGAGCGTCCACACACTCAAGCTCAATCGTCTGCTCGATGAGAGCCTTGCGGAACTTGCGGCTC